TATATAGACTGAAGCTGTCTCGCTGCCGTAGGGTTTGATTTACGTATCAAATCTATTTGTTTTTGAGTGATAGTGAAAGAAGGAGACTCTTTTTTATCGTAATTTCTTGCGTAAAAGTCGCTCATCATGATTCTTCTAACGTCCTTGTACAAAGGAATCAGTCCAAGATTACCTACTGCCTCTAATGCCATTCTGCTTTCTAGCTCATCCATTGCTCTCTTTTGAGTTTCTGGCTTAGATCCTTCTTTAGTAGCTCTGCCATATAGAGTTGCAGTTCTTGCTAATGTTGATAGTGCTGGAGCATAAGGACCAGCAAAAGCCTTGCCAAGAACTTCGTAAGGGCTCTTTGTTTTCAAGTCTGACTCAGAAACCTTAGAATAAACTAATGAATTCTTGAAAGGATCATATTCATCATCTCTTAGTCCGAAATCTTCACCAAGATCAGCATTTAGTTGCTCAATAGCATAGGCCACTGGAGTATAACCAATGTTTCCTAGAGTTCTTCTACTTAGAACACCAACTCCAGTTCCTACCATGCTTCTCTTTGCTTTGGTCATTAGATCCTCTTCATCTTCATCTTCACCCTCCAAATCAAGTGCGTCTCCGATAATTGAGTCAAAGATAGAACTTAATAATGAATATGCAACAACATACATGCTCATTCTGGTTACAGATGCTGCAATTATAGCTGTAGCTGCCTTCTTATCTATCTGTCCACTCTTGAACAATGCTATCACGGCAGATCTTAATGTTCCGTATTCAGTTAGGTAGAACCTAGACATGAAAGAGTTTATCGCTCTGTATGCTGACATCATTGCGGCATCTTTCTTTCTTGGCACGTTCTTAAGAATTGTATTGAACGAATTTCCAGAAGCGGCCATTCGAACAATATCTGAGTCTGCTTTTTGTCGTGCCTTCTGTAGTGCTGTCTCATACTCTGGAGACAAGTACTCAGATGTTCCGTCTGATATCTTTCTTAGATCGCTTTCAGTCAACTTTACGCCAGTCTCTTTCTCAAAGTTGTTTACAAAGTCAGCAACATAGTAAGCCTTTGATACCACCTTATCTGGTGTAGATATCAATAGATCTGAAGTTACGTCAGCAACTCTGTATAGTTTACCGATAGACATTCTAGTTATGAATGATGCGTAGTCCATTATCTTAGATGATGCTGCTGACTTACTTGTTCTTCCATATCCAGATGCAAAACCACCCTCAGCATACTTACCAGTTAGGATCTGAGTTCCTGCAAGTCTAGTTGATTCAGCACTGCCGATCTTCTCCAAGAAACCTAGCATGTCCGAAGAGAAAGCAAACTTAGTATGCTTCAGTGCATCTGTAGTTGTCTTTGGGTCTGATAATATTGCGAACGACATGTTAGATGAAAGTTCTGCAATAGCTCTTGGGATAGAAGCCAATGTTGTCTGGTACCCTAGTTTTTGAATAGCCTTAACTAAAGCCTCAAAGTTGGTGTCTGAGCTGAAGTGATTTTGGAATGTAACTTCCAATGCTTCCTCTACAGATTCTACCAGAGACTGAGCAATATCCTTTTGATCCTGAGTTGAATTTGGATCATCAAATACTTTATCCTTTAGCTTATTAAGTGATCCTGTAACCTCTCTGATCGCTGGCGTCATGTAGAAATCTGTTAGAGTTTCTCTAGCACCTCTCATTGACGCAGATATTGGATCAAACATAATCGCCTTAGCCCCAGGAGTTCTCTCGTTCAATGTGCCAGCCTTAGTTGATGGCTTACCATTTGCACCTCTACCTAGCAGCTTATTTATAAGTGACTCAGCCTCCAAAGATTGATTCTTGCTAAGAACAGCGTGGTGTACGTAGTTGTTGATAATGTTAACTCTAGCACCTCTAATTACAGAACTTGTAAACAGTGCCTCAGATGCTTGAGCCGCATTGATCTCATCAATCAACTTCATAGCTTTCTTGTCATTTTCTGTCAAAGAATTTTCAATGGCCTTAGTATTTAGAGTTTGATTTCCATCTGCATCTTTAACACCAAAATCCTTTTTGATCTTCTCAAGTATTCTTGCATCACTATTTGTAAGTGAAGACTCTTTTCTAGATATAGCTCTAAGTGTTGCGTCAATAAACTCGATAGCAGGAGCCACAGATGGGCTTCCTGGGTTTGAATCAAACTCTCTCTGCAACTGTAGTGCCATGATCTTGTACTTAGCCTCAACAACAGCGTTATCTGTTCTACCAGCACTCTGTAGTAACTTCTCTGCCGCATCTGCCTTCGCAGATAGGTCTGCTAGTCTTGCGTCTAGTCTTCCCTTTGGAGATCCAAGTATACCGAATGTTAGGTTATAGATTGTCTTGTCGTTAAAGTTTCCAATAACGTCATCGATAAATTCTAGAGGTGTAGATCTAATGGCCTCAAGAACTCCAGACTTACCTGTTATAGCTCCTTTAATCTTAGAGATAGTTCTAGTTACACCATTAAGAATCTTAGGTCCAGTCACCTTTCCTACAACTGTAGACAATTTGTCTACGTTTCTGTTCTGTGCTACAGCTGTAGCCATAAGCATTGCCTCGTGTGTTACTATACCAGCCTTGATGTTTTCCCTAATTCCAAGCAGTAGCTTTAGCTTAGAGAAGTCTGTGATCCCATCCTTATCTATTGACAGTAAATCCATCATATCTTTTTCTGTGATAGATGCAATTTTTCTAGCCACGGCAGCATCATTTACATCAATAATGTTAGAGGTATCTAACTTATCTGCTTTGATCTGATCTATTAATGATTGTGCAGCCACAACGCTTTCTTCTGGAGTCATTCTAATCTTCTCCTGCTCGGCAGAATTAACTACATCTTCAGACTCATTAATCACAGCGTTTATGATGACATTCATCTTAGCTGTAAGCTCTCCAGAGTCTTTAATTGATAGAACTCTAGCTCTCTCTCCAATAACCTCCATGATGTCTAAGTAGTCATCGATCATTGGCGTTGGTATAAATGCAGGGTCTATGGATACCAGTATCTTTCCAGCGTTAAATAAGTCAGGGTTCTGGCCAATCTTTGAGTTAATATTTCTCTTAGCATTCTTAACAAGAGACTTTGCTCGGCTAATCTTCATAGCCAAATTTGCATTGTCAAATATATCTGCAATGTAGTTAATGGTCTTGTTTACAGACTCAGGACTTGTTAGATTGGTCTTTACTATTCTTCCTATAATTACACCAGCTCTGAATGTGCTGATCTTACCAGCCTTAACTAGAGCTCTCACTGAGTTAACTAACTCAGATAGAGTCTGCTTATAGTTTGGTAGTTTTTTATTAGCGTCAGAGAGTTTCTCAGCTGCTCTTAACTGATCCTTAAGATTTGCATATTCATCTACTAGCACTCTAACTCTCATGCCAGAAAGTCTCTTGATACCACCAATTACCTTAGCTTTGTCTCTGTCTCCAAGCTTTTTATATGCGTCAGTAGTCTTAACGTACTTAGCAGCCTCTCTAGCTATTTCTACTGGCTTGTTGCCAAGTGCTTTCTGCTCAGCTATTATGTTGTTTACCTGTTCGTTAACTCTAGCTGGCAATTGCTTTTGAAATTGAATTTCAAGACCTTCATCTGTTTTCAAACTAAATCTTGGATCAGATGGAAGTGCTTTTTTAGCATTTTTAGCCAATACCAATGCTCCAACTTGAATAACCTCATCAGCAGTTACAACTGGCATACCATCAGTCTTATCGTAAAACCAGCTGTGTCTAAAAGGATTCATTCCAACCTGAGTCCATTCAGGGTCATCCATTAATTTCTTTGCTCTTTCATGGACTGATTCAGGATCTTCATTAACCCAGTTACCATATATTCTTGCAAAAGAAGCTTTTGACTTACCAGGGTCTGATGCTATATTTAATGCAGCTTTTGGTAGTGTATCAAACTCTACATTTTTAATTACTGCGGTTTGCCCATAACCAATTGATTTACCGCTTGATCTTCCCTCTCCTTCATGTACAGAAACAACCCAAGTATCATACCATTCATAAGCTGGAATATCTAATCTTGAAGATACATATTCTCCATCTTTAATATTTTTAGTTAGTCCTATTATACCTGTTGCTGATTTTCTAGTATCTATAGCATTAGTTATATCAATTATAGATGGTAAGTCTGGAACTTTTTTGAATGGTTTAATAGGTTGTTCTTTTCTTACTACATCTAAATATTCATCTTGATTAATTAATCCCTTTTTATATTTTTCGGCAGCCTGTTGTACAGCAGGAATTCTAAATTGTTTTTTATTTGTTTTATTTTTTTCTTCCCAAATCTTTACATCCTCAAGTGTTTGATTTGTAGCCTTAAGTACATCCAAATACTCAGGTGTAATTTTTTTCCCTTTATCTGTTTGCTTTACTATTTCAACCCCTGGAACAGTAAGCTGTACACCCCCTGTGGTTACACCGCTTGTTGTAGGGAATATTGAATCTCTTGATTTTTCTTTAATACCTCCACCAAATACATCATACCAATATGGTCTATCCTTTAGTATGTGAATTTTTACAGGATTATCAGACTTTACAGTCTTAGGATATGACTTGTGGAAGTCTGAGTCTGCTGGTGAAATACCGCTATTCTTACCCAATATTGCATAAATCTTGGCGTTTATAGCTGATACCTTTCTTTTCGCAGAATCAGTTTTAATTCCATCGTAATTTGATCTCTCCTTCTTGAGTTCCTTAATTCTGTTTACATCATCAGGATTTGTTATTGTTGGGCTATCAACCTCTAAAATAGCATATACCTGACCCCCCTTATCCCTGCTATCAAAACCTTCTTTCAATACTGGCTCAGTGAACATCTCTGATAACGCCTGAGTCATATTAGCGGCAGATATACTTACCTTACCTGTTTTAGTTATTCCTTTAAAATATTTGTTTTGAATACCTTCTGAGAATAACTCTCCAAATTGCTGAATAGATACATCGCTTTGCTTGATGTTTGCAGTCATTTCTTTTATTAACTGTTCAACAAATGCTCTTCTATCATTAAAAGAAGAATTTGTTGGAGATAATTTTTCTGCTATTCTATTTTTTATAGAAATTGAACTATCTCTATCTGAAAACTTGAGCTTTAGCCCAACTTTTTTTATTGATATTGTTCCATCTTTCTCAATTGTTTCAATCTCTTTAGTAAATTTAGATGCTGATATTAACGCATTTTTTACTTGAGCTGGCTTTATATTGAAATTTTTGTCAACAGCCTTTGATGAGAAAAAGTCCATCACTGCATTAGCCATGGTGGTACTTGACAGAAGTTTATCGTATGGTGATGAAACTAAAGCCATATACACTTTACCTCCGTTCTCAAAAGCTACATCTCTAAGTGAGTTAACCATTGATGAAACAGCAGTGTCAGTTGATGCCCAAAACACGTTCATGTCATGAAACTTGATTGGGTAATACATACCACCTTGCCCCTCTACAAGAATCTCACCGTTCTTCTGAATCTCACCTGAAAATGCTGCGTCAGGTCTATGCAACATAATTATCTTCCCATTAAAGTCATTGATGTCTACATCCTCATTAATGAATCCATCCTTCTTTAATTGCTCAAATCTCTTAGAGTTTTTGTCATAGATGAATGTCAACTTGGAAACTGGGTCAGAAAAATCATTTTGAAGTGAAGACTCTATTCCTTTAGCCTTCTTTGCTTTAGTCTTTCCAATAGCTGGTCTTACATCCTCTCCCTTAGCAACTAAGTCAGACACACTAATCATAAACTGAAGAATGTTCTCTGGCTTAGCATCCTTCAAGAATACATCCTGACCAACAATTGACTTAGCAAACTTGTTAATGATCTCCTTGATCTTCTCAAGAATGGACTTCTCCTGTGCTGTTAGGTTCTTAGGATCGAAACCTTTTGTGGTAAGCAATCCACCAAGCTCTGCCAAGTATTCTTCGTATGCAGCGTCACCCTCATATTCAGCTGAGAATGTGTCAAGATAATCTGCAACATCAGCGTATCCAGATTTCTTTAGTTCTCTAGAAATAGCGTTCTGGAAGCTCTTAAATTTCTTAGCATCCTTTCCAAACGCTTCTCTCAATATCAAGTGCCAAACCTCATGTGCGGCAGTGTTTGATAATGCCTTCTCTTTATTTACTACGACAGCTATTGGTTTACCATTATAGAATACTGCCTGACCTCTGGCTGTCTCTATTTGATCTGCAATAGTTTTTGCATTTTCTTCTCCAACAATTGGAGTAAGTTGCTCTATAATTTGGTTCTTAGCATCTTCAGTATTATCTGCTACAATAACATTAACTCCAGGGAATGATGTCTGAAGCGTCTTTGCAGAGTTCTTAATAGACTCCTCTATATTTGTAGGAGCTGCTTTCTTCTGCTCAGATCTTCTGGTCTCCTCCTTTGATCCAAGAATATCTTTGTACTCGTTCTTGATATCTTGTGGTAGGTCTGACTTCTCTATCAAGTCAGTGATCTCTTCCTGAGTATACTTTGAAGAATCAGTGTACAAACTATAAAGATTGTCGTATCTCTTCTCAACACTTCTTAACTCGTTAATCTTGTCGTAAAGAGCCTGTAGCTTGTCTGACTTTCTCTTAGGAACAACTGGAGTAAATCCTTTAGTCTTGTTAGACTCATACTGGTTATCAAAATTCTTTTCAATAACATTTCCAGTAGACTCTTGTACGTCAACAGGTGTGAGTTCCTTAGTCGTCTGTGCTCTAGTTCCTCCAGCCCAGTCAGCAACTACCATGTCGAAACCTCTCTCTCCAGCAATCTTAGTTACATAGGCAATCTGAGAGTTTATATCAAACGCTTTCCCAGGGTTCTCTGACTCATGTCTCTGTCTAGCCTCATCAATTAAGTTTAGCTTGTCAGTGTTGAAGTCATACACCTTTTCTTTTGGCACCTTTACAGCATACTTAGCACCATCGGCACTTTGTCTTTCTGTCTGCTCTGGAGCGGTGTAGTACATTGCTAGACCACCAACCTTTGACAATGCAGATGCCTCTTCTCTTGAAGTTATAGCTGTTGCTCCAGTGCCTTTCTTAATTGTGCCATAACCCTTCTTACCAACATGGAAGAACACAAAGTTTCCTTCGTTATCTTCAGTCATGTTTGCGTAGTTTGAAGACGTTTCTGGGGTCACTGTGACCTCTGTTTGCTTTGGCCTAGATAATCTATCCTGAATAGCTAAAAACTCTTTAGGAGTCAAAAATTTAGGGTTCTTACCGTCAGCACCAGTCTTGATGTTTTCGAATGTATCTAAGTCAAAGATTGATTCTTGACCAAGCTCTCTTGCAATTTCAATAGCCTCATCTCTTCTTGATCTGTCTGCTACGATGTTAATGTCTATGGAAGCCTGATCACTGTTTGGGAACTTGTAGATACCAACCTTAACCATGTCAGACCCGATAGACTCTGAGTTCTCTTTTACAAACTCGTCTATCTTCTCAGCTGTAAGTTCTGATATAGGTAGATTTCTAGATGCCAATGGAATAACCACTCCACCCTTCTCATACTTAGTGCCATCCAAGTTCATGGTAGCACCGTCCTCATTTTCAATTGGAAGTGTTTTTACTCTATCAACCTCATCTATAGTGTACTTGTCTGCGACATTAATTGCCACTGGCTGTGTCTCTACCTTTACCTCTGGCTGTATCTCTCCAGTAAACTGAGCTCTCTTAGCATCAATTACTTTCTGAACTTCTGGATCAGTAGTCTCAAGCTCATTTAGAGCTTCTTCATTCTTTGCCTCATCTACAGCAGCAACAAATCTAGCTCGGTCCATTTTAGAACCATCTATCTTGTACTCAATAGTCTCAGCAGCTGGCTTTTCTTCTAATGTATACTTACCAGTAATAGAGTCAATCTCTTCGTCTATAGCCTTAACTCTGTTCTGAGCGGACTTAGTATCAAGACCTTTTAGCTTTGCTCTTTCTTTCTCCAGCTTAACAAGTCTAGACTTGTCAGTCTCTTCAGTTACAGCTGGATCTATCTGACTAGCAAGTAATGCCTCCTTCTTCTTATCTTCAGCAACGGCTAATACATCGTTGTCATCTGTAATCTCAATGTTTGTTTTTGCAACCTCATCTGGAGTTGCAGTTTGAAGGAATCTGTTTAGTCTATTCTTAGATACTTCTTCTCCATTAATTTTGTATCTACCTATTTTTTCAGTTCCAACTAAGTTTTCTACAGCCACGTTAAATACGCCACCTCCAACACCGCCAAGCATCTCAAGAGCAATTTCTTCTCCAGAAACCTCTTGCCCAGAAACTACTTGAGCAGCACCTTCACCAGCACCTTCACCTACTGATTCAACAGTAAGGGCAGCTCCAGTTCCTAGTACTTTACCAGTGGTTCCCTTTACAGCAGCCTTTGTTGCCCCTAGTGCCTTTCCTGCGAATCCAGACGTAACAACATCAACAAGACCAATAGTAGCACCTCTAGATAGAGCTCTATTTGTTGCTCCATCTACAACCGCTTGATCCTCTAATAATTTTTTAACATTCTGCTCGTTAAATTCAAGCCCTCTCTTCTGGGCTTCCTCCTGAAGATACTGTCCATAAGACAACGCAACTTCAGTTGTTGCTGACATGCCAGCCATCAAACCTCTTAGCCCCCCAGCAGCGGCACCAGCCGTAACACTTATTGGAGCTAAAGGACCTCCTAAAGCTCCTAGACCTCCCCCAAGGGTAGCACCTGCACCACCAGCAGCAGCGGCACCAGCAAGAGCGTATGAACTAACTCCCTCATCTGTTACTGGAACCATCATTGAGAAGGAGTCAACAACAAGCTGAGGTATGATACCAGGGTTTTTAACTGCCTGAATAATTGAGTTTAAAAATCCTCCACCAGCTTGCTCAACATCTTTTTGATACTGACGCATCTCATCTGTTACTGGGGTTTTACTAAGTTTATTCGCAGACTCAACAAATGATTTCAATGACTCATCATCTATCTCAGATGCCTTCTTGCCAAAAATATTCATCGTTGGATCTATGTTTTCAACCTTAGAGGAACCAGCCTCATAAGATCTATAAATGTCACCAAAGAAGTCTGTTACTGGATTTTTACCAAAAGTTCTCTCTAATGCAGTATCTTTTTCACCGCTTGGCAAAGCCAATGTACCATCGACCGTAGATAAACCTGTAACGCCTTTTTTTTTTCCAACTAAACCATTAAAATCTTCAATTCCTTTTTGATATCCTTTTGACTGAACATACGAATACATGTCATTTAGTACCGCATCATTTGTATGCAAGAGATTAACAAATTCTTCTCTGCTTTTCTTATATCCCTTGGATACCGCCTGATTGAAAAGGTCGTCTATTACTTGTTCGTTCATATTTTATAGATCTGAATAATTTACTGATCCGCCCTGAGCAGGTGCGGCTTGTTGTTGATTACCTTTAACTCTAGCTTGATTGATCAAATCAACTAATAACATTTGATCTCCATCATCATCAAAATTAACAGTTCCTACCTTAACTCCATCTTTAAATAGATCTATTTGGTCTTGAGTTGAGAACCATGATGAAGGGGTTGGTTTTACAGATAGAGTTGGATCTATAGCCATTAAAGCTCTGTTAACGTCATTTACATTATCTTCATCTGGAGATATGTTCATAATTATATCAGAAGCAGTAGCTGGGTTACCCTCATACATAATCATTGTTTCAGATAGAGGCAATACCTGCGCTGTAGGGGAGTATCCAATAGCTGTGGTAGCCATCTGAAGATCTGGAGTAATACCTCCAAGCTTTAAAACTTTATCTACATTAGATATTGTTTTAGGCATCAAGAAACCAACCAATCCTCTTCCAATAAGTTCAGCATTCATGCCTTCCTGATTTTGATCAAAAGATTGAGCAGGACTTCCGTCATTAAAGTTGATAGTTATTACACCGTTAGCTCTATCAATTGATCTAATATTTGGGTTTTGACTTGCAAAGAATTGAGCTGAAACTTTAGACCTTGTAGGATCTCCAGATATTAAATCTCTAAGATTACTTCCGACCTGATCTTCTTTAGGAGTAGTTCCTCCGCCTCCGCCTCCACCTCCACTAGTGGGAGCAAAAACAGGCATAGGTGTAGCCTTCTTAGTAACCATTGCATCAAACATTGAAGTAATTTTTTCTCTTACCTCCTTAGTCTGTTGCTCAGTTGGTATAAAGTTACCATTAACATCTTGAGCGATGTCTTCTCTACCAAGGAAGTCTCCTAATATGTCAACCACATTATTTGGGTCTCCCATTATAGAGTCTATGTAAAGATCACGAGCCTTTTTATACTCTGGGTTATTCATCTGGGAGTCTGTTGTTAGAACTCCATTCTTCCTTAGAACTTCAACAACAGAACCTATTGAGTTTACACCCTTTTCTAGGTTAGCATTCAAGTCAAAAGAAGTTATTTCTTGACCTAGACCTTGAGCAAGCACACCAGTGTTCATCATCTTTCTAGGATCAGCAACAGGATTCCCGTTCTCATCAATACTAGTTATGTACATAGATCCATCAGGAGCAACGTACAACGTCTTATCCCTAAGATTACCATACTTAAAAAGATTCTCTTTTAATTTTTCCTCTCTAAATCCCATCTCTCCATTCGCAAGCCTTTCCATACTTTTCTTGTATGATTCATCGAATGTTTTTGATGCTTTGTCTAGATTACTTACTCCAGCACTCATGTTCTCCATAACCATTCTATACTGAGCTGGAGTTATAATACCTCTTTTTAGTAGGTTGTTATTTGTTAGTGCAAGGTTCTTCATCTCATTAGTTCCGTTGAGAACTAGGTTTCTAACGTACTCCTGCTCTGGAGCGGTAACCTCTGATGCTGATCTAATAAGATCAGTGTTTAGCTTATCAAGCTCAGTTCTCTGGGCCTCTCTATCTTTAGATATCCTAGTGATCTCATCAGACAATCCTTTCCCAATCTTCCCCCAGTCTACTTGAGACTCTTTTCCTCTTCTTACGTAATTATAGTATGTTGACATTATCTTCCAGTAATTATAGGTAATGGCATTTGACCCAATGCTCCTTTTTTAATTCCTGATAAAGCTGTCTGTTGAGCCTGAGCAAGAGCAGCAGGGGTTTGCAAGAATGGAGAATATGAATTAGGATCTTGTTGACCTAGAAACTTCATTTGTCCTCTTGACAAACTAGAAAATCTATCTGCTAACCCAGTTTTTTGATTACCAGTTAAGTTCTGACCAAACTTGTCAGCCATTTTAGCTCCTTGAGCTTTTTTATATAAATCTGATCCTCCCTGTAAACCTGTAGCCGCTGATGTTAAAGCTCCAAATCCAGATTGAATACTTTGAGCTCTCAAAGCTTGAGCGTCAGCAGCAGCTTGTTGAGCACCAGCGGACTCAGATAAGTCGAGCTCCGCTTGAATATCTCTAAGTCTAGATTCTTCTGAAACAATAGTTTTATCTCTCTCGTATAGGTCTTGTTGCATCCCCATTCTTAGTTGTTCTGCACCAGCTTGAGCTTGTTGCTGTAAACCAGCCACACCACCAATTATAGATCTTTGACCAGACTCTCTCATTGCATCTAAATTTTGAGATACTGTCTGTCTATTTATATCAGAAGCCATCTCATATCCTTCTAAAGGCACTCTAAGTTGTTCAGCAAAGTTAGTGCTGTACTTCTTTCTAGCGTCCTCCATATACTTAGCTGCTGCTTCCTCAGCCTGTCTCATTTTTCTTTGTTGTTTAGCAGCTTGAGAAAATGAAGACCCTGCTGATGCTAAAGCGACACCTGCTGCTATTGCTGTTGTAGTTGCTACTGCCATATTGTTTTTATCATTTCTTGTGAGTTACTCGTTCCCTTACTAAAACCACACTCTAAGTAAGAGTTTATCAATGATTCGTTTTTAAGAGTTGAGTAAATATATTTTTTACCACTTATTTTAGCCAGTTCCTCTAGAGTTAGTATTAGCAATCTAACAGCTTGCTTTCTATTCTCCTTATGCTTATACTCCATGTTGGACACAATAAACTCTAGCCAAGCTACGCTAGAGTTAGTTACGTATAGAAAACCAGCCACAACTGGATAGTCTTCATCGCAAACCATAAATCCCCCCTCTCCGTTGTCTGGTAGAAATTCTACTGGAGGAGGTGTCCATCTCCAGTCTTTCCACCACTTCACTAAGTTCTCTTCGTAATCCTGACTATTCAATTTTCTGACGTGCAGCATAATGCAAATTTACGGAAAGGATTTGAATACATCTGAACGAATTGCAAACAATTCGACAGCAAAGTTGTCGTTATTTGTTATAGTGTAGTCTAAGAAATCTCCTCTCAATCCATGTGATTCAGCAATTTGATTCTTAACGTATATTAAATATCTTCCTGAAGTTGGTATTGTTTTACCTGATCCAGAGCAATTTATTGTTATTGCATTACTTGTTCTTGAGATAACTGGTCCACAAAAAAATACTTGATTTAATCCAGTGTTAGACTCATAAACTAAATCACCAACACTAATCATTGAGTCAATTGCAAAAGAAAAGTTAACAACAGTAGATGCTGGAGTTGAAGCATTAACTGACGTAGAAGACCCAATACCTTGAGTAGATCTTAGGCTTAAGTTTGGAGTTGCACTATCTACTCCTCTGATAAATGAAAAGAAAGTAGCTTCCTTGTTTTCAAAGTAAGACTTTTCAATAAATCCAGATTCTAGATCAGTAATTAAAGTTGCAGACCAAGAAGCGTTAGATTCAAGAGCTATCGTTTTAAATACCTTCTTCTCTATAGGAGATTGGTTTATTATACCTCTAACCATTGATGGTGTAAATGTACCATAGAAGGTATTTCTGCTCTCGTTCACGTTATGGCGATAAAGATTGCCACCCTTGAATGTATATAGGAACTGATTCATTCCTATCATGAAGTCTGGATAGTATGAATAAAACGAAGGCCATCCTTCTACTCCTGGGCTATATGTTAGTGTGTAGTTTGCCATAGTTATTAAGGACAAGTTCCAAATGCAATAATTACGCCATTGGCATTTACTTGATACCAATTGTTAGAACCAGCAGCTGTAGTTTTATAGTATCCTTCTCCTAGTTTAAACTGACCATTAACGTCACTAAATACTAAGTCGTATAATCCTAACGTACCACCAGAACCATTCACATAAGCTACATAATATGTTGTAGTTATAGTAGAGGCACAAGCTAACGCACTGCTTGCATTAACAGTGCTAGATGCAAACGATGGTAGTGCAGCTGGACATGCGACTGAAATATTAAAAGCAGTTCCTGAACATGGTCCAATGAAACTAAGATTCAATGTAGAAGGAGTTGCTGCGGTCTTTGGTATAACCATTACACTATTACCAGGATCTCCTGCTGTAAGTTGCATTTGCCCTGATACGACTGAAACGCTAGTAACTGTACCTAATGAAACAAAAGTGGTTCCATTATACTCATATTCATTTAAACTATATGGTGACCCTGCAACTATACCACAATCTTGCCCCGTATTTCCAATGTACGTAGCAAGACCAGCCGTACCTTGTCTCCAACCAAATGATGGTGATGATAAACCATTGTAGGTTATGCTATTGTATACAGCTAATATACCATCAGGTATACCAAATGGGTTAAACTTAATAACAACAGCCCCTGTAGATGCACCTAAATTTGTATCAAGATAATATATCCCTCTACTACCACTAGCACTTATTGTACCACCACAAGGAACAGCACATTCTGGGCAAATAGTAGAAGGGAGTAGTTCTCCTCCAGACATTTGTCTGTAGAAACCATCTTTTTGATAAAAGCCATCAGTAGCTTTTATGGTCAAATTTGAATTTGTCCATATACTGGTAGCAGTTTCAAAATCGTTTGTATCTATGTAGTATGTAGCCATATTTTATGAAGGTTCTTATACGCAGTCGCAACAAGCTTCTTCTGCTGATACGTTGCTATAACACAATTCTGTACTGTAAATATTTCTGTAGTCGTGTATAATGTAAAGGTAATTTGATCCGCTGTTGTAAGTAAAACCAGCCGTGTAAACACCAGCTGAAGGGTTTAGCACTGGACTAGCTATTGTTGAAGCGTTTAGTAAAGATAATACGTTTGTACTTGTATACAAGGTGTTTGAAATTAAATATCTCAACTTATGAGTTGTTGGATTAAACTCCATAGTTCCAGTAGTTCCTTTAACAGATCTAATTACAACCGTATCCCCATTACTAGGTATTGAACCAAATCCTTCTGGACCAGAAAACGTAGAATAGTTAGAAACTATTGGCATCGTTGTTCCTCCAAGCATGCTTATTAAATTACCAGATATAAATTCACCGACAGAATATTCATCTGTTATTACTTTGCCTTCGTAAGACTTATCATTTACCGTAACGCTAATTACTGTAATGTCTGTTACGTCAGGACATCCAACAACTATTCTGTAAGATGCAACTCCTCCAGACTGGGCAACACTAAGTATACCATTATCCTTAGCTCCTTTATTAAATGAGAACGTATCTGAAATGCTAGTATTACCAGTACTGTATGTTACTCCGTTGTAAACAAAAGAAACATTAAGAGTCTGTCCAGATGTTATTTGATCAATTGTCAATGTTACAGTAGATTCACCTTCATAATCTCCAAGATCAATATTTATGTTTTGCAATCCAGTTGTTCCAGAGTTTATCTGTATTTCTGTTCCGCATCCTAAAGTAGACTGATCTGGATCTATCACAAAGTTGTTTGAACTAAGAACATACTCACCCATGTAAGGGTCAAATCCTCCCAACTTTTGAGTATTACCATCACTTATAAATAGATCTCTAAACCAAGATCTCATGCCCTCATTAGAAATAACAGATAGGTCTTCGCTTGTTCCTGCGCCAGATAGTCTTATTACCGATCCTCTTTTTTGATCCGTGAAGTACTTATCAAATCCCCACTCAACATAACTCTCAGGGTTTAAGCTTATTCCATACTCTTCAATTCTAGCAATTTGATTTCCAAGAACCTGTGGTATTGCTGCAATAGCTCCACCACCAGCACCTGCGTCAGAAAGAACATTTTTACCTGCAAGTACATAAGAGATCTTATCTTCTTGTAGAACAAGGATATCTGTCTGTCTTCCAGACATCTTTTGAATAGAACCAAATCTACGTTCTAAATCACTGAAGTTTGCGAGACCAAGGTTAAACTCATTTAACTTGTTAAGATTTGTCTCAGGATTAAACACGCCACTATAGGTTATAGAAGCATATCTATTAGCTTGTTTAAATTCTTCTGCTGACACTGAAGAAAATCTTTCTCCTAATCTGAAGTAAGGTGCAGCAAGAGCGTCTTCAATCTTATAACTTTCTACCCCGTTACCAAATGTAAAACAATCATGAAAGTTTAGTACTATACTATTTTGAGAGTGTGCTCCTCCAACTATTTCAAATGTCTGACTTCCCTCATAGTAAATATCATCAGCTGCTTCTGTTGGCTCTGTTTCAAATACAATAATTCCATCTTGTCTAACAACAGTTATAGATCCAGTGATTGATGTCTTTGGGTTGTTATATCCAGGTGTTCCTGTTCTTATTCCAAAATACAACTTACCAGATGAAGTAGGATTTTCATAAAACTGATATTTATTTATACCATTAGTAGGTGAAGTACCTTCACTAGCAAGTGCTGGAATAAACAAATTTTGATTAGGTGTCTCATCACCGCTAACAGTACTATCACCTGTGGTAAAGTCTATATTTTGAGCTAGAACAAAGTCACGAAGATTTGAATAGTCTGATGAGGCTACATATTCTTTTTTATAGCTGTACCTTCTTTGGCCTTTATTTTCATTTCTATATGGTCTATTGAGAATTATATCAAATTTAACAATACTTCCATCTGTTATCTCCCAAGGAGTAAATGTGCCAGCTGGTTCTTCTGTAAATACTGGTATACTTATAGATGGATAGCTTTTACCAGTAACAGAAAATGTCTTTCCACCTAATACTGATGGAGTCTCTGTATCTATAGAAAAGCCTACAGGCTTAATTTTCATGTAAAGACCAGATGGCTCCTCTTGTCCACCCTCAATAAAATCTAAAGGCTGTGCTGAAATATCTAAAATTTCACATTTAACCAAATTACTTAAAGGTCCAGTACTATCTCTTTTAACAATAAGCTTATCTCCAACTTTAGCCTTATTTTGATTGTCACCCTCTAAATTTAGAAAAACAGTGTTATCTCCAGGATTAAAGAAGTAAAGAGTGCTATATATTATTTCATAATCTAATTTAGAAGGCAATAAAGCAAACTTGTATTTTTTAGCCCAAAATGGAGGAGGAGATAGTATGTCCACCTTTATAGAGTTTTTATTTACTGAATTTGCAGGAGGTATATGTATAGAATTATTTTCAGATGTTAATACAGTTGTTGCTCTATTAAAATCATCCATGTATATTATACCTAAAGAGAAATCTCTATTGCTATGCAAGCTGCTTGCATCAGACTGAGTCATATACTCAGCAGAAACTGAACTTATCGAAAAGTATTCGTAATCAAATATTCCAGGATTTGAAATATCTTCATAAACCATTACAATCATCTGTAATGAAAAAGAAGAAGATCCAGGATTAGCTATTATTTTAATTCCTTCTCCAACAGTATTTATACCGTATCCATAGCTAGAAAATCCAGTTGGTGGTACAGCTTTACAAGCTATTTGATCAGTAAAAGAAGTACCCTCATCATCAGTCCCACAATCATCCACGTTTCCATGAAATGTTTGAGATCCTATTTCTTCAATAAACTCTTGGCTAGTTACCAACTCATAAACAGATGAATAATCTTTCTGCAATTCAAAGTAAAAAGATTGAATTATGTCGTTTGAATAATCTGGGTCTGAAACTAGTGTTCCGCTCAACGATAAGTCTATACCTATAGCTGCCCCCTCTTTTAAATCAATCCCAGTAAAATCTATAGTTGTTAATGTGTTACTATAAGTATGAGGCCCAAGTGGAACTATGTTATACTGAGATGATGATTTAGCTGAAGGAACTTCTAGGTATCCTAACTCTTCTGAAACAATTGATGTATTAAATTTTACATTAATTCTTTTACCCTGTGAATCTACAATGTCGTAACCATCTTTGTAGTTTCCATAGAAAATTCTATTTGACATCAAAGTTTGTGCTTTAGCAACAATTGGTACGTTATCAAATGTTCTTAAAATTTCAGATTGAGGCAGAGTAGATAATATTTTTTTAGAGCTAAACTGAACTGTATAGTCTGAATTATCTGTAATACCTAAAAGTTTTTTATCGTATCTCTCTATTACATTTATAATAGAAGAGGTTGATGTTTTAAAAAGCAGGTCAATAGCAACTACACTTTCACCACCAGTATCAAATGTTACATTAACAGCGTTGAATTTATTTCTCATTCCGCTGTTTGTAAATTTACTGAAGTCAAAATTAAAGAAGCCAGGTTCAAATGCTATCTCGCTAAACTGAGACATAGCACTGTACTCTCCGTTCAAATATTTATATCTGTAAGAAAATGATAAAAACTTATCCTCTATATAGTTTTCATCTCCAGATATATTTATCAATCTAATAGAAGGTGACTCAAAAGGTGGTGCAACAATTACAGAAATATCAGCCTCAGTAAGAGTAGGCTCACTAGGGTATGATCTTTTTACATTTATTCTTCTAGGAGGATTGTATCCATCTGTGAAGAAAAGCAAGTCTTCTATCTTATTTATTCCATTGATTAAATAATCTCTGCTAAAATTTAACACAGATGTGCTAACCACGTGGTATACAGTAAACCCAGTCTCAACATTCATTGAGACAATCATGTCTACATTGTCTGCTGGAGAATGAATAAACCAGTATATAGTGTCATTCACACCATCTTGAAATGCGCCAATACAGATAGCACTACTTGAAAGTGGAACATTATTGTATAGTATGTTTGAAATCTTAGTGTTTCCTTTCGTGTTTTCTAAAGCACCAACATCTGATAACTCAGTAGAGCCAACACGAACATTCATGGCGTCAATATACTCGCCATCAGGTATAAGCCTCTCATCAAGGCTTTTATTCATCCTGCCCTTTACGAAGGTTTTTACTAAATCCATACTTACTTTATCATCTTGTTTTGACCCCTCATGTTCATGAGTAATCTACCTGGGTGAATATTGCTAATTCTGATTCTTGCATTTCTTAATAGAGCACTCATTTCTTTTTTAGCCCTAGCTACAATATACTCCTGTACATTAAGTTTATTACTTAATATTGAATACTTAATAAATGAATAGATATAGCTCTCAAACATTTTGTTTACACTGATCGCAGAATCATTTCTGGATGCTACTGGCCTTCCAGGCAAGTTAGCTGTAGAGGTGTATTCCATTCCATCTGAAATGTATTCAAGTATGCATGACTCGTAGGCCATATCATTACTAAAATTTATTACTCCAGATCTCTTGTCTATCTTGAATGTTGGATTCTGATTAGCTGTCTCAGTATTTAAGCCATATCTGCTACCAACATTATAGTCAAAGTACCAGTTTCCTCCGTACTCCCATCCCCACATATTGTGGTATGGGCTAGATGGATTAAGGTAAATACTTTTTTGAAGGTTGTCTAATCTATCTAAATCTAAATCTGAATTTTCAGCATCAATAACTACACCATTTTCGTCAACCACAACTTTAAAGTTGTTATCTTGAACGTACTCTCTAGCAAAGTTAACCTGAATATTTTCAGTCAACGGTAGGATTAAACCATCTTTGTATAAAGATATTCTAACCCAGTTTACGTAGTCAGAAGGAAGGATGAACTTTAAATTAGGACCAACTTTTTGCTGAAGAACCTTGATCTCCTTCATCGCATCGAAGTTGAGCTCCTGAATACCCCTCTTAGCATAGAACAATACTTTGTATCTATTTAAGTTATTCATTAACTCATGGTCTCCCTGATACATCAACATAAAGTTGTTGACAATATCTTCTAGAGATATGTACTGATAAGATCCCCAGTTAGCATCCTCTGGAACATTTCCATTGTTGCTATAGTACTGAAGATCAGATAGATATTTATTGTATAGCCCCATTATTTTATAAAATTTAGAACTTTAAGTTTTTTTATAATCTTATTAGCTTCATCTTCAGCAAAAGTTATTGCCTCTTCTTCTTTATCTTTTATGTTCCAATTATTAAGCAAAATAGCTAGATGCATGGTCTCATGCATAATCGCTGTCTTCTGTTCATCAGAACTGTATCTCTTAAACGCACCCATATTCAAGAAAATAAAAGGTTTGTAAGGATCTTTCGCTGTGAGTTTTTTATCATTTGGATCATAGTTTGTAAGTCCATAGATATAAACTCCATTTCCTTTTGTCTTATCAATCTCTTCTGCCTGAGCGTCTTTTAAATTTAACCCATGCATTTCTTCTACATTATAAAACTTAAATATATCGGTTGCATCCTTACCTATTACAAGGATGTAATCTCCCATATCAATTTTTTTAAATCCTGGGGAATTGCTCTTTATTTTTAAACCTTCTCCCATTATTTCTCAATAACAATTTCTTTTTCTTCCTCCTGATTACCAAATTGAACAGTCTCAATTTCTCGAATAGACATTCCAGCGTATTGCAATATTTTAGCTATCAAAGTAGGTTCGTCAGTTGAAGGTAGTTCAAAGTCCTGATAGTCAACAGCTCCTTGGTTAAACAATGGTTCACCAGAAACCAGAGTGTATGTCCACTTAGGGTCTTTAGGATATCTAACGTAATAACAAGTTACACCAGTTGAAATTGTATCTGGATAAACTGTTATCTTATTTTCTGACTGAACGTATGCTGGGAACAAATCAATTGGTTGTGTAAGGTTTGACATTAAAAGCTGTTGAGCTCTAGCAAGAGATACCTTTTCAATCTCAACCATCTTTCCTACATTGTTTGTCTGTATAATTCTAACTATAGTGTAATAATCTGTAGGAAGAGTAAAAGTACCAGATACCTTGGTGAGTGATACAATTTTTGAAAATGAGTCAATAACTTCCTCATACTGCTTCTTGATATCAGCATACCCAATTCCAGATTGTCTAGCATTTTCTTTCTGAATCTGAAAGTTGTATCTGTAGAAGTAATTTTCAAAGATGTCTATCTGTGCTTGCTTTGCAAATAGGTTAAAGTCATTTGGGCTAATGTAGCCGTAATTATTCTTGTTCAAAACAGATAGAACCGTATTTCTTACTGAATTTATCATCCCATTCTTTTTGTACAAAGATAGTAAAAAAAAAGAGAGGTATTACCCTCTCTTAATTTACACTACTCAACATTTCTTTCTAATAACTTAAGTGTCTCAATACCATCGTCTGTCTGTAGGTATTTAGATACGGTTGAGATTCTATGTTCCCCAAATGGGATCGTCATGAACTTACTCTTATTATCTGAAAGGTTAAAGTAAATATCTCTACCCTTGTTTCTCATCTTAAGAATCTGCTGCTCAAATGCTCTGGCTACAATGTCCTGAACTCTTAGCATTGGATCATTCAAGATCTCCATGAATCTAGTTGGATAATTCTTAGCGAAAACAATGACATCTCTCTTTAGTTCTGAAGATGTTTTCTTATCTGCCTGAATTCCTAAACCAATTCTTGCAACTGTTTCCATTAGTGAAAGTTCCATTGATTTAGCAGCAATAAGTGCGTTGACCTCAATATCTAGATCAATAAGATCATTCTGAGCGTCTTTCTCTGGATCTAGTTCTTCAAAAATCTTACCATTCCCTGGATGATAATAAAGAAACTGTTGTAACACTGGATTACTTTCTGGTACGTGTAGCATACCATCTTCAAACACAATTGGCTCAAGAAGCACATTGCCATCTTGTTCGTCAATAAATGGGCTTGGTTGATTTGCTGAGTACCTCAACTGTCTGTTAGCTTTACCGTCAAAGTAAAGTAACGGCCTTCTAGCTGTCCCTTTTGATGGGATCATCAAGCTAAGTGGCGCATCTGATCTTAGGAGAACATAAGTTCTCGATTTTAATTGTTCCATTTGATTTTAAATTAAATTGAAAATAGAGGGAGCCACAGCGACTCCCTCAGTTAATTGTTACTTCTTTGCCTTGAATTTATTAACTACTTCTCTAGCTCCAGACTTACCAGTATAACCTTGTCTTGCAATGTTTCCTTTTGATGTAACTTTTCCAGTTGAATCCCTCATAATATAGTTATAGGTCTGTTCATCTGGCTTATTCATGTTTGTAGTATCAATTGACATTCTATATCCTTTGTTACCAACAGGAACATCCATTAATGGTGCTCTTTTATTAATAGTACTAGGCTTCTTTGCTGCAACAGCAGGAGCAGGTGCAGGAGCAGGTGCAGCAGCCTTTTTAGGAGCAGGTGCAGCAGCTTTTTTAGGAGCAGGAACAGGCTTTTTAGCAGCAGGCTTTTTCGCAACAGCAGCAGCAGCAGACTTTCTTGCTGCCTCTTTAATAGCTTTTTGACGTGCGTTTTCAGCAGCATACTTTGTAATCCCAGTTCCTGTACCAGCACCTAAAGTAGTTTTACCTTTTTTAGGTGGGTCATTTTTTTTAATAGCCATTGTTTTATTTGTTTATTTCTTGCGAATTCTTTGAATCTTACGTTGAGCAGATGCCTTCATAGTTCCATCCTTTTTCTTACCAGTAGCAAGCAAAGAACTAATCTGCTTTTCTTTGTCTGTGTAAGTTCTAGATGGAGCAATTGAAGGTGCCTTTGGAGCAGTCTTAGAAAGACCAGCAACACCAATTCCACTGATACCAGGGCTAGTAGTTTTAGTCGAAACAGGAGCATTTGCAGTTGCAAAAGAAGCTCTCTTCTGAGCAATTGAAGGAGCTTTAGGTGCAGATTTAACTGCGCTTCTTGCTTCTTCAGCTCTAGCTTTAGCTAATAAATCAGTTCTTGTATAGTTAGAAGTCTCTCTGATTGCTTTTTTAATACCTGTTTGCTGATAATTTTCTCCAGCATACTTCATAATCCCAGAACCAACTCCAGCACCTAGCTTAGTTGTTTTCTTAGGTTGCAATGAAGATTTATGCTTTTGAATATCACTTGCTTTTTTAGCTTCATAAGCAGACTGAATGTCAGATCTTCTTTTTCTTTGGGCCGCAAGGGCTTTTTGTACATTGTCCATGTCTCTATGTATTTAAAGGTAAAAGGAAGGGCCAATCGGCCCCTCCTATTTTACTATTACTTCTCGAACAAGAAGAAGTTGTTAGCACCCATGGTGCACAACGCTCTTTCAGACAAGAAGTGTACCTCCATTGCATCCAAGCTTGAAGTCTGAGCTCCACCTGCGGAACCAGTCACCCAAGTCTTGTACTTACGATCTTCAGTCTCAGAAGCTCTGTAACGAACGTGCAAGAATGGACGCTTAGCGTTCTTACCAAGTACGTTATCGTACACAGTAGTAGTTCCAGCTGGAACAAGAACACCAGACACAGCACCACCGATCAATCCACCACGCATGGTTGGATCGTTCAAGTACTTCCAGTCAGACTTGTAGAAGTCATAACCTCTACGGAAGCCAGTGAAACCAAGAGTAAGAGCCATCTTCTCATCGTTGTCAAATAGACCGTAAGAAGTACCTCCAGCTCCGTAGCTGTTCTGAGCTGCCAACATATCATCGATGTCGAATCCAAACTGACGATCCAAGAAGATTACGTTCTCCTCGATAGATCCCTGCTTGTCAAGACGAGAAACGATGCTATCGAAATCATCCAAAGTAGATGGGTTACCACCTGCCCATACGTTACCTCTCTTACCGATTGCGTCAAATAGACCTTCAGATCCTTTGAAGCCCAACGCCTTAGCAGATCCAGCAGCAGAACCTGCGGCAGGGATAGCTTCGATCATTGCAGTCTCAAGATAATCTTCGAAACGAAGACGAGTCTCGTGCTGAGACTTTAGGTACCACAAGAAACCTGGGCCATTGTCACCTTCAACCTCTACCCATCCGATCTGAGCCATGTCAGAACCAGATACTGCATAGTGGTCTTTGATGATGATTGGAGAGTTCTCGAAGATCTCACCGTCAGACTCAAGAGAGTTTTCCATTCCAAGAGTTCCTTTCTTAAACTCAGAACCATAAACGAATACGGATACGGTCTTAGTTGCTGCGAAAGTTTGTCCAGCAGCTTCGTAGTAAGCTACGTCAAAAGTTCTTGCTGCATAGTCAACAGCAGTAACGATACCTTTGTTTAGACCTTGAGCACCAGCTCCTTCTTCAGAGATAAGGACAGTCTGTCCAACACGGATAGCAATGCTACCGTTTACAAATCCTTTACCAGATAGCTGACCAGCAGGTACGGTAAAAGTTGCATTAGAGTCGCCAGCGGCTCCATCTTGAGTTACGTTTACATACTTAGTATGAAGACGTCCTTGCTCAGTCCACTTGATCAAGTCAGAAGTAGAAGGCAATTCTGCGCTCACCAATCTTAAGAAAGATGCTACGCTTCGGTTACCGTAACGCTCAAATTCTTTCTCGTAAGTATCAGGTAGATACTGGTTCAAGAAGTTGAAGTCGGTAATGTAGTTTGTTGCGAGGGCTACTCGCTCTGCACTTGGCTGTAATTGAAAGCCAGGTACAGTTTGTACTGATCCTGCCATTGTTTTGTTTTTTTTATTTTTTAAACCTAATTCGAAGACCTCGACCATCGGTGTCTCCTACGCTAGTAACCTTAAAACTTCCCTTGTTAATCACTTCAGGGGATCTTCTAACTTCGAAGTTTATGTTCTTGCTTGATTTAGCTTCCTTTTCGACAGCGTCAGCAATCCCCTGCTCATAGAAAAACTTAGCAAATTTCTCTGGGTTCATAGCAACAGCTAATGACTTGTGATAACCTTTTGCATCCTCAATCAAACCATCATTATTTACGAATTTCGCAATGAAGTTATTGATATTGGACTGAACCTTCTTCAATTCATTGTGGTCTCCTGGTGAAAACTTCAGTTCTTTGTCTCCAATCTTGAAATCAAAACCTTTGAAATCGCTGTTGAAAACTTCATCTGTCTTCTTAAGAAACCATTCTGCCTGACGTTGTTCTAGCTCTTGGTTACCGCTATTCCTAGCTGAGTATTCCTTGTAAGCTTTAAGTGCCTCTTGATCCTCAGCAGAAAGGCTACCATAGCTTGACTCAAGCGGTGCCTTGTACTTCTGCTTTTGTTCCTCAAGGAACTTCTTAGCTTTTGCAAGTTCTTTTTTCTTTTCAATCTGTTTTTTCTTGATATCCTTCTCGTCATCGAGGTCCTCATCGTAGCTAAACTTATCAGCTATCAAGTAATCGATTTCTTCAGTATCAAGATCACTCTCCTTTTGAGAGTAATATTCTTTTAGTAGTTGATCTGGATTCATTGAATCCAAGTCAGTATTAATCTTGAAAAAGTCATTAAGACCTCTTCCAGTTTCCTTTTTAAAGTTCAAGAACGCAGAAACATCTTCTGGTAGTTCTTCCTTTTGTACTGCGAATAGATCCTCTACGCTTGAGAGTTTCTTTCCGTACTTCTTGTCAAGAAAGTCAAGGACTTTATCCTCGCTTAAATCTTCTTGCCCAACAACTACAGTTTCTTCTATAACTGCTGGAGCAGAAACTTGCTCTTCGTGCTTTTTAAGCAACTCTTCTTCGACTTGTTGAGCAGACTTCTGCTCCACATCGTCTAACGCTCTTACTTTTAATTCCATTAGATTACAAATTTAGTTAATATTTAATTTATTTTGGTTCGAATGAAGCTAGATCAAATTTGTCTAAACTGTCCTCATTTGATTCAAACTTCATTGGAGGTAAATTATTTTTTCTTTGAGTAATTAATTTTGACTGCTGACTGTTCTGCTTACTAATTCTCTCATCCTTTCTGTCCTCCTTCATCTCCTCTCGATCCTTTAGCAACTGGGTCTGCATACCGTTCAGCTGCATGTTATACTGGAACTCTCGCTCCATCAACTGTAGCTTCAACATAGCCTCTCCTTTAAGCTTCTCAAGATCCATGGCTGCCTCAGCCTGCTTAAGTTGAATCTTACTCTCTGTCTCAAGCTGTATCTTCTGAACTTCCATTTGAGCGGCAGCCTGTTGAGACTGCATGTTGATCTGAGCCTGCATCTGCTGCTTCATCATATCGTTCTTCTGATCAAGCTCCATCTTCTTAGTTCTCTTAACCTTAAGCAGCTGGTTAGCCATCTTAATGTTCTTGATCTCTCTGATGTCAATAGCGTCCTCAAGATTGATATCGTTTCTAGATAGAGCAATCTGAATGTTCTGCTCAAGTCTCTCCTTCTGCTCCTCATCTGGAGAAAGTTCAATGAAGATACCAAAGTCATGTATGTACAAGTCCTTTATATCTCTTAGTATACCTACATTGTACTTACCGATCTGCATAGCAAACTCCTCTGCAAAGTCAGCATACTCTAAGATATCAGAAACCCTAACACTTAACGCCTCTGCAAATGTCTTAGTCATAAACAAACTTGCGTCAAGAATATGTCTTGTCGCAGTGTTTGAATTAAGTGCTGCAAGCTTCTGTACACCAACCAAAGCACGTGGATCTGGATCGCTTCCATCACGGGCCTCATTTAGCCCCGTCACGCCACGCAACATCTCTAGGTAGTGGTTATAGTTGTTTATTAGTGCAGCCATCTTAGACTGCCCCGTAGTGCCTGTGAGAGGCTGTACAGGAACCCTTGCGTTATTGAAGTCACCGTCTCCAGTGTAACTACGTCCAACAACACTACCAGTCTGGAAGTATAGTCTTAAAGCATCCTCTGGAGTGTATGCGTTTCCGTTACCCAAGTCAACCTCATTTAGACCATCAGCATCAATAAATACACCGTCTGGTACCATTCTAGAAATAACCTGCTGCAACTTTAGGTGAGTGATCTGAATAAGATCAGCAAAAGGAATCATTCGTCTAGTCAAAGACTCAATCGTTCCCTTATACATTCGTGGAGCAACAGCAACGTAGTTTGGCATTGCCATCTGAGATGCAGACTTAGGACGAACCATGTTCTCCATCAACTGCCACTTCAATACGATTCTAGTACCAGCAACCATTACGCCCTCGTACCAAACATCGATAGTCTTCTCTATTCTCTCAAACCTTCCTTCCTCCATCATCTCTACTGGAGGATTAAATGTATCGTCCTTCTCAATTACCCTAGAAGCATTTCCCTCTAGAATTTTCTTCTTGTAAACAAAAGTCTTTGTGGTTTTATAATTGAAGTACAACAGAGTACATGTGTCTCTTGAAAATACATTGTCAGAATAAAACCTTGACACAGAGTAGTACTCACCCCAAGACTGATTAGTCTTTGATATCTCCTCTAGCTCTTCTTTTGTTAGTTTTGGATTGATCTTTATAAGTTCAGTAATTGGAACTGTCTTTACTTCACCCCAGTAGAAACAATCTCTAAAGTATGGATCTTCTGTATAACTATAGATCACATTAGCTGGATCTACATAATTGATTTTTACACCCTCTCCAGGTAGAAACTCATGCTTACCAACAGCAATACCAATAGTGGTTAGATCATAATCAAAACGTCTCTTAATATCATCGTAATGATTTTCTAAAAGAATAGTGTTAATCGCTTCTTCTTCAGCAATCTCAATTGCTGGCTTGTAATTAAGCTGCATAAATAAAGACAGCTCTTCGTCATCGTTTGGCAAGTCCTCTGGGCTTACCATGAATGGATCTACACCAAACTTATCTTGAACTTGTAGGAGAACTTCTTTCGCAGCCATCTCCCCTTCGATCATGTCCTGATACTGATTTCTTTTTTCAGCTGAAAGAGCGTCCTGAGCGTAAGCTTTAATAGTGAATAGTCTGTCAGACATACCGTTAACAACGATGTCTACAAACTTAGGGATAATAGGAACTGGAGTCCAGTCAATGTTTAAGTAAGAAAGATCTCCGTCAATAGCTAGTTCATTCTTATACTTCTGAATAGGCTGCTCTCCACGAGCGTACAACCTAAGACGGTTAAAGTCTTTCCACTGATTGTAATACCTTGCAGATCCACTGTCTCTGCGAAACCATTCGTATTGTATGGCCTGGCCAACTCTCAATCCAAATTCCTCGCTTGCTTTCTCTGCATCTGTGGCAAGTTGGCTTGGAAACTGAATTGGAGATATGTCTATATTTGACTCTTTGCGCATTAGCTAATTATTTGACTGGTTGTCCCATTGTTCTTGTATCTTGCAAATTTAATGCTTATTTTTGACTCTTTTCTTTCAGGCTGATACATGTGCTTTTGATTAGCCATAATAGCTAAACCAGAACTAATAGAGGCATCATATTTTGTTCTATTACTAATATCAAACTTCGCCCAATCATTTAAAGTTCTATTAAAATACATTGATCCCATTTCTGAAGAATCTCTGTAAGCAGCCTCAACATCAAGTCCAACATTTTTTTCAATGTATGTCTCAATCGCTGATGCGTGTGCTTGTCTCACATCTTCACTTGAGTTAGGTATACCTCCAAGTTCCCTCTCTGTTGTAGACAACTTAGATAAAGGCTTATCAGGTCTATTCAAGCAAAAGTGTCTATACCCCCTATTTTTAAAGTGGTACAATAATCTTGGCTTGTTATTTTCTGCTAAAACTGGCATGCCATAAAAGAAACACGCCATTAATACTTCTTCAAAAAATATCTCTGCTGTCTGAGGTCTTGCTACATATTCTAAAAAGAACTCATTACTTGGTGCGTCCTCCATGTTAAACTTAGTAAGACCATGCAGTGCTCCATTAGATCCAAAACCATCTACGGTTCCAGATATGTCGTATGAGTCACAACCAAACGCACCGATGTGTTCATTCATTGGGTAAAATAAATCACCCTTTCTTTCTACTCTATTCTGAAGACCACGTGGAGGAACCCAGGATATATTGAATCTACCTCTTGGATCTGGGGTCCAAATAACCTCACTGTCCTTCTTACCATCTCTCCAGCTAAAGAATCCTCTAGTAGTAAAACTACCAGCTATCAAACTGTCGTTGAAGTCAATCTGAGTATAGATCTTTGTGAGGTTAAATATAGATTGCTTACTTTCATCTCTGAATGCGTGAGACTCTGTTCTAGGGTACTGACGGTAGAACTCGTTAAGGGCATCAGGATCGCTTTTAAGAGACTTTACCTCATTCTCCCAATAGTCTATAGCCCCAATGCTTATCGCCTCACCATCGACACCTATGATGGCTCTATCAGGCTTTCTAAATACTGGCATACCATACTTATCTATGAAGCCTTCCATGTTCCACTCCATAGGTATGAACAAAGCATAAAGCCCAGACTTAGTCTGATCGTTATCAGACCTCTTGTTTGGTCTTGAATCCTCGTACAATCTCTTAAAGTTCTCACCACCCTTGTCAAGAGCGTTCGATGTAGATCCCATCATACACTTGCCAATGATCTTTCTACCTAGACGCAAACATGTTTTTGTTACACGCCAGTTATTCAAAATATTATTTGGTTGTGACCACTTACCACTTTCATCATGTACTAATAGCTGTAACTTTTCACCATCGTAACTGTTGTCAGCAGTATTCTTCCAGTCAATAGTAGTGTTAAGACCTTCCTCTGGCTCCTCCTCATTGTGCATCGTCTTAAAGTTCTTTGCAGTAATCTTAGAGGATGGAATCCTAAATGCCAACTCAGTTCTTGGATTATCCATACCATCCTGAATAGGCTTGAAAAAAAACGGATAATTTCTAAACGTAGGAACAACTTTATCCGTAAACATCGTCTTTGCATCTGGACCAGTCTTTGACAATATCCCTATACGTCCGTTGTGGATGTTTGTACCAATATTAACTATCTCACCGTCTGCCATGTAAGAAAAACCAGAACGTCTGATCTTTAAGTACACCATACCAAACGATCGTGGATCAGCCTTGCAAGCCTCCCAGTAAATGTAAAGTATTCTATTAGCCTCTCTGAAGTCTGGGAAACCAACGTCAATGCTAGACCACTGTAAGTACATGTAGTGACCACCAGTGATATATGTTGACAATCCGTTGTTCTTAAACCACAATCCGTTATCCCTCCTGTCAAACTCAGTGTCAATGTAATCTACCCAGTTATTTCTAAACTGAAGAGTCATCTTGTTCCACTGGAATATTGATTTTATTTTAGATAGTGCTGATGGAAATTCAAACCTCTCCCAGTACTGATCTTCTTTTTTTGCAGATCTGCTGTAAACTTTCTTTGGCTCCTCTGGTAAAGCTATCTTAAGCCCATTGATTTGATATATCTCACCTATAGTACCATCCTTAGATATGACCACAAGATCATACTCAGAATTATACCCATACTGGTATATCTTTTTAGTATTACCCTTGATTCTATCATTTTCGGGTATAACTTTAATAATAGTGTACAGGGATTTACCCGTGTCTCTTTGCTCTTCGTTCAGCAAATCCACCTTTTCCAGTTTCATCCTTGTCTGTTTTATTTAGCAGTTCTTCCTCTGCCTCAATCCTGTCAAGTATCTCAAACGCATCAAATATAGCCAGCTTCTTAGTGGCAGCAGCGTTCTTAAGCTTGTCAGCAGAAAGGTCTTCCTCGCCTCCAGAGATAATCCTCTCCTCAGCAACCTCTATCAAGTGCATTACAGCCTTTCGGCCAGCACTGATAATCTTTCTCTTAGTTTCATTTAACTCCATTTAGCTCTAGGCAAACATTTTTAGAATACATCCTGTAGAGTATGACACCGTCTATCTCAAACTCATACTCGCTTTCTGGTATAAATGCAACCTTATCACCACTATTCAAACCCTTATCTATAAGATCTTGGTTAGGGTATATTAGTGTGCCTCTCAAGTATTCCTCACTTCCAATCTTTGAAAGAATGTAGTTATCCATTCTTTTTTCTGGCATGACAAAGCAATACCTTGAGTACGCCTTCCACTCGTTATCCCTCTTGTAAAGGTAGAACTGGTCATCGTCAATCAAGAAGATGTTCTCAAATAAGTATGATCTACCACTACGCTCATTACCATTAATGTCGTTGTAGTACTTAAATACGTTGTGGTGTACGATCACAGTATCTCCTGGCATTACTTCTCCAGTGTACCCTATAGGCGTTGCAAGAACCTTAGCATATCTATTTGATGCTTTATGGTCCTCCTTTGAAGAGCTAGTTATAAAATCTATTCCTGAAATGCTCTTCACGTTATCATACCTAGAACCACCAACTGGTTCTACAATAAAGTGAAATGGTGATCTCATTCAAAGTCTAAATTAAACTCCAAAGTTGCTGGCATGTTCTCGTTAAAGGTCTTCCATAAGTATATCTCACCTGATCCTTCCTCACCATGAATAACAAATATCTCGATCCGTCTATTGACTTCTCTGATAAGATGTATTCTATAGGTGTCGTTAAATACAGGCTGACCTATAACGTAGTGCATAGAACTACCCTTGTAGTCTGCACCAATAGATACTTTACGAATTACCATTGGTCACCTCGCCTGTTTTTAGGTCAATAACTGCGTTCTCTCCGAACTCAGCCTTGATAGCTTCTTCTTCTTGGAAGATCTGCTCAGATACTTTTGAAAGTTGAATGAAAAGCCCCTGCTTCTCAATTTCGATCTCAGCGATTCTTAGCTTAGCTGTTGCATAAGCTACTCGTAAACTGTGGATCTTTTCTAGTTGTGTTTTTTCGATTTGTGCCATTTGATTTTTATTAAAATATTCTTCTTCCTATTCTTATTGTGTTTGAATTATCGAATCCTCTTGAATAGCCTAGCTCCCACTTCTTGTGTACAAATGTTAGGCCAACAGAAAGATGATTATTAATTGTGTATGAAGCGTTTGCGTACAATGATGAACGCTCTATTTTCTTTTCAATTATCGTGCTTGTTACTGGGATATTAAAGTCTGGTTTAAACTCTAGATCTAAAAGATGTCCTGCTGTTGAAGCCTTGTAACCTAGATCTCCAAACTCAGTCTTCTGTACTCCCTCAAAAACATTTACTGGGTACTTAACCTCGTTGATAATAGTGTCACGCAAATAGATTGGCTTAGGAACATCAATAAAAACAAACTCCTTAAACGGAACGTGCTTTGTCTCATACTTGATCTTAACTTCTTGCTCTTTATCTTGAATTGATAGAACACCAAATACAAATCCAACAACTACAGCAAGTAGGTGGCTATAGTATCTACGGATGGAAATACTTTTGAGTTTTCTTAATGCGTTGTTCAATTCCATTTAGTCCTCCATTTATCCGCTTGCTTACAGCGGTTATTGATTTGTCTGACAAATCTTTACATAATGCAAATATGCGATTTTTTTCGAAGAACCACAAGGCTATCTCAAAACCATACTGAAGAGTCAGATCTGGGTTCTCCACAAAGTCTACGCCAAAGTGTTTTGAAGCGTTCTCGTAGTTGGCCTTACCAGTTAGATGAATAGGTGTTCTTCCTCTGTATTTCCATCCATCTCCTGACGATTCTGGACCGTTACCCATCCTGTTAGCATAAGCAATGTTAGCAATGTTTTGAGGCTTCCTTGCGTTAGCCATAGCAGTTTTTTCATTGAAGTATTTTGGGAAAGTTTTTAATAATCCTTGAGCTGAATAATTCAGGTTTTCAACAAATGCTGTAAATCCAGCAGTCTCGTGATCACACTGACCAAAAAAATGAGCACACTCTATAGGGTTTAATTTATGTTTCTCCGCAAACTTACTTACAGTTACTTTTCCAATAACCCCGTCATCCTTGATACCAAGTGACTTTTGTAGATCTCTTACCATGACTCCATCCAGTTAGATAACCTTTTCAATATTTTCTCTAAAGGAGTCTTAACTGATTTTGGAGGATTTAGTTTGTAAAGGTTTTTAATTGCAGACACGGCTTCAAAAGCCATAAGAACAGAAAGTGCTGCTGAATCAACAATGTCGCTAAAAAAACTTTCTTTACCACCAATTTTTGCGTTATCAATTATGCCAATAAGCATAACAGACATCGCTATGTATCCAAGCTTCTTAATAAAGCCACTCATCCCCCTAGTGGCACTAAATCTTTTTTCCTTAATGGCGAGCCATGAACCGAATACTGTGTCAAATAAAACTAGAAGCCCTATGCTTACTAGAAAGTCCCAGTCATTAAAAACATATCTCTCAAAGAGATATATCACTGGAGTACCAATGAATGCTGAGTGAATTCCGAATGTTAAGTTATCGCTGATAGTCCAGGGGGATAGGGCTTTTACTTGCATCTTACTAATCTATTGACAAAAAGAAATCCCACCACAGCGTATGCTGAAATGGGAGTTCTTTACCATGTTTAATACTGTATCCTTCATGGATACAAATATAGCTATTTCAAGAATAGCTCAATGAAAACTGGGTATGATTCACTTGACTTAAAATCAAAATCATCTATTGAAAAAGAGAAGTCATTAAAGTCAATCTCCTCATCAAATAACTCAGCCCTAACGGTACTATAGTTTAGAAAAGCTTCACTCTCAAAGAATTCCTTTGTTTGTTCTGGCTCTGTCTCACCAAAGTACTTTTTAAATAGTTCTTTTTCAGATTCAGCAACGTGTTCAAATTCTTTTTCAACTTCTTTTGAAAGTTTTGAAAGATGATACTTTGCTTTAAAATGAATCTCCTGCAAAAGCAGTCCCTTGTAGAAAACTTGTCCAGTTGTCCGATCAGACAACCCATTAAGCTCTTGTCTTAAGAGCACGAGGTCTTTTAATTTAAGTTTCATAAAGATTTAATTTTTGACAAATATACTACTATTTTTTATTCTGCACTAACTACTGGATCAGGATTAACTGGCTCAGGAGCTGGTGGTACAGGTGGGACATAGTCACCAGTGATGGTTAGGTTTAGCTCTGCTGCTACCCAGTCCCATGCGTAGGAGTCCACTTCCCATTGAGCGTATGCTTCACCAGTCATGCTCAAGTTTCCTTGTGCCACTTGTTGAGATACATTCCCCTCAACTGTTTGAGAAAATAGCTGATAATAGAATGTCGCACTTGTTCCTAGTGTAACATTTACAGCGTAAGCGTTTAAGATAGTTGCCTCTACTGTTTGTCCGTTGTCCCAGATTGAGACTGCTTCGATTGTTTTCATTTGTTTGTTGTTTATAATTATTTAATCGTTTACGATGTCCCCGTATTCTTGCTCATTAGTTATTTTAAAATATTAATTTTTACATATCTACTATTGCTGCATAAGCAGTTACGTTATATGTCGCAGCATTTGAAACTGAAATATTTAATGTTCTTAATGCACCACTTCCTCCAATACTAAAGGTTGCAGCACCAACGTATCCACTTGACCAATCATTTGATGCAATAACACTTATAGCTGAATTAGGTGTTCCCCAACCAGTATCAGTTGCACCTATAAACAATAAATATTGTCTTTGAGCATTTGCGTTATTATTCCATCGGATAGTTACAGAAATAAGAATATTTGTACGAATATTAAAATAACTAGATGACACCAATGTAAAAGTTGAATTAGTCGTAATATTAACACTTTCAACAGCACCAACTTCAACTTTAGCAGTACTTAATGTACCTGAAAATAATCCTGATCCATTAACATTTAATTTTCTACCATTGTCTGAAACCGTTCCAATACCAATATTACCATTAGTTGTATTTATATTAAATTGAGGAGTACTACTTGTTCCAAGGGATATAGAACTGTTACCTAATATAAATCTAGCAGAATTACCTCTTGCATTAACAATATGAAACTGGAATTGATTAGCAACATACTGTTGAATAGTTCTTCCATTACCATCAGTATCAAAATATATACTGTTACCAACTCCTTCTACATGAATATTACCATTTACACCAAGTTTTTCTAACAGACTACTTGCTCCAATACCAACATTACCACCTGATGTAATGGTCAGTCGTGGTGCATCATTTGTTTCAAAACGCATTCCAATATTAGAGGAAGTGCCTAAACGAATAATATCTGCATTATCATATTTAAAAGTGGCATTTCTAACTGTACCACTTGAATTTCTGCCTTCTAAATCAACTTGTGCTTCTCCATTTGTTGCAGTAGATTGAAGCGTTAACACTGAGCCTCCACTTGACCTAATTACTGATAAATTACCACTAAACCGCCCTGTTCCGTTAACGTCTAGCTTAAAATTAGGATCACTTGTAGCAGTTCCAATAACTACGTTTTGAGTTGATTGAAATATTCTTAATGCTTGTGTACCTATTGAGCCATCACTACCAACATTAATTCTAAAGTCATAAACACTTCCAGTATAACCTAGTCTCCATGTTCCACTAGCACCTCCACCTTGTCTAAATGCTAACCAAGCTTGGTCTGCATCACCTAATTTTGAAATAGTTATAGCATTACCAAGAGTTGATAAGCTTCTGTCAATTGTTAGGTTTCTTTCAGAAGCATTAAACAAAAAATTTGAACTACCTGTTATAGCAGAACCTGATGACCAATAAGTTACCTGTCCTGTTGAGCCCGTACCTGTTACTGGATTAGTAAGTAAGCCTTGAGCACCTATGTCTGAGAGGAGTTCTGCGCCTGTACGGTATTTAATAATGCCTGTGTCTGAGACTAGGAACCTGTCAGTATCAGTAGTAGCATTAGCAATAGTGTTTACATCTAAGCTTCCTGCAATGCCCACATCCCCATTGGCACCTAAGTCAAAGTAGTTTATTAATTCCGATGTCCCCGTATTCTTGCTCATTAGTTCTTACTTTTTAATTCGTCTAACTCTGCCTTAAGTTCTTTTATGCCTTCAATTAATAACGGAATAAGTTTATCATAATATACAGTCAAATAATTTTGGCCTGACTTTGATGTATTATCGTCAAAGTTTGTATCAAATGGAGCCAAACAAACTGCATTTGGTAAAACTTTCTCAACTTCTTGCGCAATTACTCCAATGTCAAATGTTCTAGAGGTTTCATACAATTCTTGATTCCATTTAAATGTAACTCCTCTTAACTGTTTAATTTTGTCAATTGCATTTGGGATAATCTCAATATTATTTTTTAGTCTTTCGTCAGATGCATTTTGTGTAAGGGTTCCCCTTAAAGTTGCATTACCATTATCTAAAGCAACAAAATTATTAAATGCATCGGTGCTATTATTAAATCTATAACCAGCTGAGCCGCAAATAAAATAAGAACTTACTGGAACCCTATAAATTCCATCAACCCAAATGTCACCATTTACCCTAAGTTTATATCCATTATCTGTTGTCGTTCCAATCAGCACGTTGCCTGCCGAATTAATAGATAATGCAACAGTTCCTTGTGTTGCAAATTTTAATGCATTATCGCTTCTAATAATAAAATCTGTTGCTGCTGCACCTGATGATAAAGAAGCACCAAATCCAAGATAACCTGTTCCTCCTGCGCCTGTGCTCTGAAACTGCCAATAAGGTGTTGTGCCTGATGATTGAAAACTACCCGAAAGTTGTACGCTACTTGTAAATGTGAATGTTCCCGTCACGAATATTCCAGTTGAATTAGCGGTCAATCTACCAGAATCTCCAACTGCTAAAGTAACGGATGTGCTTGCGTTTAAAACTGCGTTTGTACTTCTTGCTATTAAACTATAATTAGTTCCGCTTGGTGTTACGCCAACTGGATATATTGCTCCCCATCCGTCCGTTCCAGTATATGCCCTTATAATTAAACCTTGTGTTCCATCACTAAACCTCCCAGTGCCGTTAACGTCTAGCTTAAAGCCAGCGTCTGTAGTTGTGCCGATTAAAACGTTACCGCCATCTAAATAAGAGGTTCCGCTTGCTCTAATTGCTACCTTTTGAACATTTGTTTTATAAAGTCCTAAATAACCCTCGTCAGTAGTTGTGCTATTAAGATTACCTATAAATGCTTTAAGAGTTGTCCCATCTGATTTGTAAAAATTTAATGCTCCATCATTAATGTTTTGATTCATATTACCATTAAAAGTAGCTGCTCCTGAACTTCTATTTAATGTCAAAACATTTGTTGAACCTCTGTTTATATAAAAATCATCGTTAACGTATAACTCCCAAAGTTGGACGTTATCTTGTAAAATTAAAGAGCAATCTTGTGCGCCATAAACTCCAACAAATCTATCTGCTCCGCTTGGCGATGTAAATGAATAAGTACCAATTTCAACATTTCTTCCGTTGGTAATACGCATTGCTTCGGCTGAATTTGCATAAAATACAACACTATTATTTGACCAAGTGCCAAAAATTGCATCGTTATTAATTCCAGATTCTTTGCCAACTCTTATGTCTCCACCATCTCCGCATGTATATCTAGTAAATGTTTTTGTACTTCCAGATGCAGAATCGTTTATTTGCATTATCGCTCCATTATCTGAACTAGAACCAAATATAAAATTGCCTCCACTTGATAAAGTAAATGGCTGATTTGTCCCAGTAGATAAATAAAGATTACTTGATAAATTACCAATAGAAGCTAAAACAGAAGATTGAGCAGCATTCCAAAAAGTAATTTGATTTTCACCATTTAATCCAGCAGTTCGACCAACTAAATCTAAACTGTAAGAGCTAGATGGAGTTTTTATTTGCAATGTTGCATAACTAGCATTTGGATTTTGCCCCACGCCAACTTGTGTACCGTTGTCAATTACTTGGCTATTCCCAATCGTTGTACTTCCCGTGAACTTTGGCAAGTAGTTAGTCGTTCCTGTTCCCGTGACTGGGTTAGTAAGAGCGTTTTGTTTGCCGTTCAGCTGAGTCTGAATAGAGCTTGTCACTCCCTTAACGTAGCTAAGCTCAGTCAATGATGGGTAGGTCGCAGTGCTTAAACTCGCTATAGTTGTGGAGGCTGTGAAGTACGCCAACTCATTAGTCGTACCTGTACCTGAGATGCTGTTCACAATCCCAGAAGTGTACTTAATAATGTCCACAATGTTGCCTGCCATTGTCCCTACAGTTAGCACCACGGTCGTGCCGTTAGTAGCTGTGTAGTCAGACGATGTCAATCGAACACCATTGATGAACACGTCTACAAGCCCAACAGTGTACCCACCTGTTACAGTGAACGTAGTTTGTGAAGCCGTAGCAATGTATGTTTGTATCTCTCTAGCAGATGGATTGACCCCTACAGTCCATGAACGGTTTGCTGTCAAGTCATACGTAACGCCATTAATACTTAATGTCCTAGCATCTGTTACAGGAGTGTACCCCAACGCTGTAGTGACATCACTGCTAGTCAATGTAACTGCACCTGTTCTAGTGTTGAAGCTAGTAACACCACCTTGGTACTCAGGGATATTAAGAACGCCTGTAACGCTGCTATAAGTAGCAGGGCCACTGGTCCCCGTTGTTGTCAAACTAATCGATGCTCTACTTGTAGATGTTACTTGGCCAAGCGTAGCAAACTCATTGTTATTGACAGCATTGCTACCAATCACACGTCCCTTGAAGTTAGCCACCACACCTGATGGTAGGTCAGCAATGGCTCCTGTTATAGCGTCTACGACACCGTTAGTCTCTCCAACAATAATGCTTGAAGCGAACTGCTGTACGCCTGTGTTGTAAGCGTAGATAGGATATCTGCCTGTAGGATTGCTTGCGTAGTAGTTTAAAAGATTTGTGTTTACAGATGCACTTAGAAGTCTTTCTCCTGTAACTAATACACCTCTAAAGAATGATATAGGGGTAGTTGTAAGTCCAGTTCCAGTTCCATTATTAAACGTATTTGCAAAGCTCCATGTAGCCTCACCTGCTGGAGCCAACTCATTTTGATTGTAAGCTACCTTTAGCGCATAAATATTACTTGTATCAATCTTAAAGTTTAGCACATCTATGGCAGCCCCAACCCTCATAATGGTCTTGAGGCCTGTGATAGTTTGGTCAGTGGCTAGTGTAACGTACCCACTCAAGTCAGTGCTGTAGTTAGGAATATTTAAAGTGCTTCCAATTAAAGTAGCGGAACCAGTTGTTCCAGTAGTAGTTAATGTAATAGCATTCTGCTTTCCATTAAAAGTAATCCAATCGGCAGAAGACAAAGCACCTCTAATCGTAGAAGTTGCTGTAGGTAGATTAAATGTATGGGTAGCAACTGAGCTTGCAATATTAAAGTCAGTACCACTAGTACCTGTAGTAAGATATTGAACCTGCTTGGTAAGCCCATTAAGAGCAGTCAAGCCTGTGGTAAATGTTGTAATTACTTGACACAGGTGACTATTCTCAGTATGCAGTGTTATAGTTTTGCCTGAGTTGTTTACATATACCCTAATAGCAAGTCTATCAGTAACTGCTAATACAGTCTCAGGGACAGCTAATGGGGAAAAGTAAGGATTGATGGTAGTACCAAAAGCAATAAACTCAGGGTTAGCAGAGTTGTCTGCAATCAAAGTGAATGTGGTACCATCATACTTGTACAACTCAACATAGAATGATGGAGTGCCCCCACTAGATGATGAAGAGAAATAAAGCTCAAAGTTCCAGTTTCCTGCTGGAATTAATAATGATTCAGGGTCATTGGCATCAGTAATAAACTGAGAAATGTATCCGTTTGTAGCAATATTAAAATCAGTACCAGCTCCAAATACTGGAACCTTACTCATCTCATAGTACGTGTTGCCTGCAAATGTTCCTTGATTTATAGAGCCATTTAAGTAGTAAGATACAGATGAGCCTCCGCCACCTCCGCCACTTGGAAAGTCTCCAAGAGTACCATCACCTCTAACATATTGTGCTGCCGTACCTGCGCCAACAACAGTTAGCGTCCCAGAACTTGTTATAGGGCTATTCGATACAGTAAACGCATTAGGCATACTAAGCCCCACACTTGTAACCGTACCTACAAATTGGTCAGTGTACTGAGGTATATTTAAAGTATTTCCAACTAGAGTGGCAGGGCCACTCGTTCCAATTGTTGTTAAAGTATTAACAGTCCCAACACTCCAAGTTCTATCTGCTGATAGATCGTAAGTTACTCCATTAATAGTTAACTGACGAGTTCTGTACGCATACCTGTTATCACCCCACGTAGTATCAAAAGCAATAGTAATGTCAGAAGACAAGTTGCCTCCACCAGTTAATCCAGTTCCTGCGTTAACAGATCTTGTAGTAGGAACATACTGACTAGTGTCAACAGATCCATCTGCTTTTAAAAACTGAGAAGACGTTCCACCAGCTTTAATAAACGAATTTGCTGTAATGTTATTTGAACCAAGGTTTACATTTGCATTTGCTCCAGTGTAAGGAACAAACTTATTGTCAGCCTCAGTCTTTGTATAAGCGTCAGTAATTCCATACCCACTTAATGTGGTAGGTGTTCCAGTAATCTTTGACCAGTTTATTGAAGAAATTGAATCTCCTGAAATAAGACCAAACAATAGATTACCAGCAGATCTTAATAGCACATGACCATCAGTAGTCGCCTGTATATCCGCAGGGTCTCCAGTAGTAGAAGCAGATCGTCCTATTACAGACGTTCCTACGCTGTCTCTGAGCTTTTCATTGCTCACAGCGTTGTTTGATATGGTTGTAGAAATGGACGTCTTACCGCTGCCTGTAACGTCTCCAGAGAGCGTTATAGTTTGGTTCTCCAAAAGAAATGGAGGAACTCCAGTTATCTTTGTAAATGCAAGCGTGTTAATCCATGTAGGATTGTCGTAAGCTTGAGAAAGTCTAGGATAAAAAGATTGATAGTCACCCTCTAAAGCTAGAATAGCTCCTATCCTTCCAAAAACGCTAGTTACAGCATCAGTATTATCTACTTTCTCCCAAATAACTCCGTTAGATATAATCCAGTCACCGATCTGATAATCAACTCCACCAAACACTCCAGCAGCGGAAACAACGTAGTAGTGACCTCTTTCTTCTGGGATTAGTGGATTTAGAGTAGGAGTATTAGTAAACGCATTCCAGGTACCCATGTATTGAACCTGACCAATAATTGAGTCAGGTATCTGAGACAAAGGAATCTTCCCACCAGAATCCAAAGATGCAACTCCATTAGGAACTCCAATAGATGTTTTGTCAACCTTAAGATCCAACAAAATATCAATTTCATTCTCAAGGTTTAATATAGCTGAATTAACTTGACCAAGGGTAGCAGACTCAGTAGTAAGTACAGCTGGTGGATGAATTATACGTCTTAAGCTAGATATAGATTGACCTAAGTCGTTTGGAATAACAAAAATGTCACCATCTCCTCCAATAACTCTAAGTGCGTCAGCACCTGAAACAGTACTATTTATTACAGCTCCATTAGCAGTGTAAAGTGATCCACCAACAGCAAGCCTGTAACCCATGGCGTTTACGCCTCCAATTACAATGTTTGATCCGTCTTGAAAAATTTGTGAATTACCTAATGTTTGAGTTCCTGTAAAAACAGGAATATACCCAGGGTTTCCAGACCCAAAGATTTGGTTACCAAAAAAGTCAGACACACTAATTCTAATGTTCTGCTCTTCGGTATAGCCAACAATGAAATCTAGATCACCAGGATCACTTACTAATAGAAAGTCCGAAAATCTCATCCGATGATTATTCCAATTACAATTACCATAGTGCTATAATGTTTAGAGCTGAGGTACCACTAGCCCATACTTTGATAACCTGAACTGGAACAAATGTTCCGCTCACGATACCAGTAAAGGTTACATCATCACCACCAGCGGTAGTAACTCTTAAAGTACCTCCAGTTCCAACATACAAAACACAGCCTTTGTTATCCAGGCCATTTTGGTTTGCAATATTAGGAATATCAACAGTATTACTAGGTGTAACTGCGGCAGCTCTAGCTGCCTGTAATTTTTGTACTGCCATCTTCTTGTTGTTTAAAAGGAAATAACTCGTTTAACTTAGCTTTTCTAGCAGCACAACCACAATCTTTCTTTCTAGTAATTTTTTTTACTACATAAGAAATACCAGTGGAATCAACTACCTTTTCAATTACGTCTCCAAGCCCTTCCATTGTTAATTATTTTTTACTTTTACCAGCCTTAGAAAGAGCAATAGCAATAGCTTGTTTTCTAGGCTTTCCAGCCTTAATCTCTTTTCTTATATTTTCACTAATCACTTTTTGTGATTTTCCAGACTTTAATGGCATAGCTAAATGTTTTGACAAATATACAACTTTTTACCTCTTCTTGTTCTTGTGTAGACCATGAAATGCGTACTGTTTTCCAGATTTTGTTGCTTCTCTCTTCTCCTTGTTAGCCATTGAAAGCTTTGCTCTACCAGCTGGTGTAGACTTTAACTTAGAAATAGTAGCAGACGGTGCATAAACCTCTCCAGTTTCTTTAGAAGGCTTACCACTAGCGGTTGTCCACTTTTGCTTGGTCCACCTATCTAAACTTTTTTGTGAAGCAGTTTTTGCAGCCATTACTTCTTCTTAGCTTTGATTATACGGTTTTCAACCTTAGCAGCTCTACCAAAAAGTCTGTCAGCCTTTCTTTCTCTTCCTTCGTCTACAGCTTTTTTACCTTTACTAACAAGCTTGCTTTCTTTTTTTTCTAGTCTTGTAACTTTCATATTTTTAATTTTTATATCCTCCACCTTTTTTCTTATACTCACTAGCAAGAAGCTGTGCCTTTCGAGCAGACCACTCTCCAGGATCTCCACCTTTGCTACCAGATTTAATCTTTTCGAACAAAGATTTTCTCATTGTTGGCTTTGTATAGTTGCCAGCAGAGTTAACAGTAGATTTCTTTTTCATCACCATTTTACCTTATTTGCCCAATAAGCTGCTGACATTGGTCCTTTTGCAATATTTTTACTATGTCTTGCTTTAAAAGACGCTCTTTTCTTCTTCATAGTGTCAGACTCTCCTAGCTTTGGTTTGCCAGCAGTATTAGCTCCCTGCTCACCAAAACGGATAATTTTTTCTTTTCCTCCAGAGCAAGCCTTTACAACATGAGATTTTTTAGAATGTGACGGTGTACTCTTTGGAGAGTTACACTTCATCTCATTTTTTCTTACCATAACCAAGAGCTTCTTTAGTCTTAACCATAGCAAGTGCCTCCATAACAGCCTCGGCTAGTTCTTCTTTCTTATCGTTTGCCTTCTTGACCTGAATACATTTCTCGATTCCAGTCATACTTAGTGTTGGTCTGTTCATAATTTTTTTTAGCTTTACTGCAAATATACGAATATGAATTCATTCAAAAGGAGAGCAAAGAGAGTTTGGGATAAAGAGAACATCCCGATCAGAAATATCAAACGACCAATATACGACAGAAGGCACCCAGAGCACGATTACCTAAAGTACTGGAGAGTAATACGTTACTGGACACTACGCAAGTATGGACTAAAAAGCCAGGACCTGGATATGCTTTTATTCCTATACAGTGAAGGTTATTTTGACAACGAAAGATTTGAGGAGTACAACAACGTACTAAGCTGGGACATCGACAGGTTCAGAAGGCTACTAGAGGATGGATGGATACACGTCTGGCGTGAAAAGGCATACAACTCTAGGGCCCTATACGAAATTACAGAAAAGGGAAGGAGAGCTATCAACGCAATGTACAAGAAACTCAACCGTGAGGAGATCTCAATGGACCCACACACTAACCCAATGTTCCTAAAGGACACTATTTACTCAGACAAGGTCATGAGAAACTTCATCAGAAAGATGAACATGGAAATGAAAGAGGCTAAACGGAGAAGGCGTCAGGAGATTCTAGAACAACGACAACGTCTTTCTCAAGTATTACAGTCAAAACCTCCCCAGCAATAATCATCTCATGAGAAGCAAACTTGTCGTAGTAGATAAACTCATCATCGCTGACAGATTTAACATCTGCACCAACCTTGACAATCTGACCTACACCGTAGCGCATTTTATTTTTGTCGTCTGCGGATAATAGAAATCCGCCTTGTGTGCGGATTTCTTTTTCTATTTTTCTGATTACCAGATACTTACCTATTGGTCTCATTTGCGATTATTGCGTTTGTAGTTAAAATTGTAGTTGCCACGGAGACGGCATTTTTTAAAGCGGTCTTTGTAACCTTGAGCGGATCAACGATCCCCATGTCGAACATGTCACCTATCTCACTGGTTTTAACATTGAGACCCTCATTACCTGATGTATCTCTCAGCATATCTAGGATAAACTGACTGTCTAGGTCCGCATTTTTAATAATTTGATAGAACGGAGCCTGGATTGCGTTAACAAAGCACTCAACAACCTTGTCGTTGTAGCTTTCATTCAGCAACTGCTCACCGATTCGGTACAAAGCAAGTCCTCCGCCAGCAACGATACCGTCTTCCATGGCAGACTGCACCGCACAAACTGAGTCATCGACCCGATCGTAGAGCTCTTTTTGCTCAACGTCTGAGTTTCCACCAACGTGGATGATACCAACACCGCCAGTCAAGTAAGAAATACGCTCCTTGATGAAGTCTTTGTCCTGCTTTTTGGTCGCCTGGTCGTGCGCCTGCTTCAATTCGCTAACCAACGCCTCTAATGCCTCACTATTGTCAGTCCTTGGGTCTGGAACCAGCACAGTCTTGTCTCTCGATACTACTACTTTCGATGCTAGACCAAGATCATCGAACGAAATTAGTGATGTGTCGTCACCAGACATCTGGCTAAAGAACCGTCCGCCTGTCGCAACCGCCAAATCTTGCATCAGCTCGTGCTGCTTGTAGCCAAACTGAGGTGGCTCCACGATGCAGTACTTCAAGTTGTTCTTCAATACGTTCGCAGCGATGGTGTTTGTGAAGTTCGCAGAGCACGGTGCCACAATCAACAATGGCTTCCGACTGTTGATCACTGGCTCAAGGACACCCTGGATCTGGGTGATCGCACTTAGCTCAATGTCTGTCATCAAGATGAAGCAGTCCTCCACCACGTACTCGTCATTCTTCTGGTTGTTCACGAACAGCTTGTTGGTGTACCCCCTGTCCATGCGAATACCCTTAATCACCTCAGCATAGGTCTCCGTAGTCATCGACTTCTCAACCGTCACCACACCATTCTTCCCGATCTTCTTGTACGTGTCAGCGATCAATTTCCCAATGTGTCTGTCATTGTTGGCAGATATTGTGGCAATGTCCTCGATCCAACGCTTAGTTGTCCGCACCGACATCTTGTTGAGCAAGCCCTCAGTCCTGTCTGACAACTGGTTAATCTTCTTGACCGTACCCCAGTCAGCGTTCAACGCCATCCCACCCTCGACTAGGGCCTCGGTTATCACCACCGCAGTGGTTGTCCCATCGCCTGCTGTCATCGCAGTCCTCTCACTGGCCTCCCTAACGATTCGAACAGCCATGTTCTCCACTGGATCACTCAAGTGAATGCTCTTCGCAACCGTAACACCGTCCTTTGTAATTGTTAAACCACGAGTATGAGTAGGAGAATCAATGATAACAGTCTTACCACTGGGACCTAACGTGCTCTTCACAGCGTTCGACATAATCTTGACACCACGTAGTAGTTTGTCACGACCTTCCTGGTCAAAGTAAACTTCCATAGATTTGATTTTTTGTTCACAGCAAATATACAAACCGTATGCCAATTAACAAGCATGACAGAAATGTCAGAAAAAAGGTCCGTATATACATATATATGTACAATATGTATAAATAGATATTTTTTTTTTTTTATTTTAAAGATAAAATGCGCATTTTGAGCATCTCTCTATGTATCAGCACTTTAACTAACACTTTTTCGACATTTAACTGGTTTTCATTTACACTTTTTGTCAGAAATAAGCACTATTTGGGTTATACCCCAAGAAATCACGTGGCCAGCCG